TTACGTCCCATATCTGCGGATTGTTGACTATCGGGATTAACTTCCGTTCCAGCTGTTCTTTCATTTAAACCTCTTAATATATCTGCAAAAATAGCTGCTTCATTAGGGTCATTAACTAATTGGTCTGGGTCAATATCTTGAGAGAGGGCCAATTCTTTAATAAGGTTAGGTATTTTAATAAATGGTGCTAACATTGGATTTGCAATAGTTTGAAGAAGTGTTGTTAATCGTTGTGTTCGTACTTCTTTTTGCATTACCGAAGCAACACCTTTGGGTTTAATCTCTAAATCCCCAACAATTTCAGCGTTATCATCATTAAATTGCATATTCCATTGGAAGAAAGATTCTCCTAATGGTTTTAATAAAAAGTCATCAATATTTTTTATCACGGTTTTTACTGAAAGTCCAGCAGAACCTAGCAACATAGATAATCCAGCAGCCGTTCTACCTGTACCTGTTACACCTGTTTGTCCATGTACAATAGAAGGAATACCTGTTTCTTCATCTGCAAGTTGTCTTGCTGTTTGATACATCTGTAAATTTTCAGGAGCTGTATTAGGAAACTTTAAACCATTGACGGCTGTTCCTGATACACCTGATTGTCGTCTAAATATCTTACCGGGATATACATCCATATTTTGCCCCGGCACTAATTGTGTTTCATCAATATCAAAAACCATATTACCAGCTAAAGATAAATTATCGATAGCCATTCTCATATGCCCATTCATTAATCGTTGGGCATCGTCCATGTTTTCTCCTACACCTACACCAAAAAACTGATATGGGTTTAATTCATAAGGAAAAGCATGATAAGGTAATCTTGCAGGAATAAAAGGATTTAATACACAGCGAATAACTTTATTATTTAAAATCCATGCATTAATTTGAACAGAGTCTAAATTATCTACATCGTCTGGAAGTTCTAATCCAATATCTTTTGCTAAGTAGGTATCTAATGTTCCCCAATATTCTAAAATTTCATAACGACTTTCAGAATAAAGAGGGTCATTATCTTCTGAGTAGATAGCACTTTCAAAATACTTTTCGTCATAATATGGTTTTTCCTGTAAAGCGGCATCAATCGCTTCAGGAATAAAGAAAGGTCTTCCTGCTAATTCTCTAACTTGTTCTCTATTATATCTATGTCGTTGAATAACATATTCTGCATCAGAAATATTTGTTGCAGCAGGGTCAGGATAAAAATTCCAACAAGATACCGCCTCAATACGTGGGACAATTTTTTCATAAGGCTGATATATTTTTTCATCTTCTTCCATTGTCCAATTATGAACTTTTTTATTAAAGTTAAATGGACCTTTAATAATACCTGTACCTAATAATGAAGACTCAAAAATAGAATGTCGCAATACATTAATTGCATTAGAGTCAATTAATTGGTCATGAATAGTCTTTTCCATATTTCTTGCTGTAATTGCAGCAGGAGAAATCTGTGGACCATTCGGCATAATACTTGGGCCGGGTGCAAGATTTTCGGAAGCTCCCATGCTTTCTTGTAATCCACCTAAAAAGTTATCAAGCTCAGCAACAGGAACATCTTTAAGTTGTTCCATTAATGCTGTTTCTTCAGGTGAATTTAAATGAGCAAATTCAGCAATACCTTCTGGAACTGGCGTATGAGATACTGTTATTGGAAATTTATTATTTGCAAATAAAATATCAGAAATTTGACCAAAGGCCGCTAATACTTTTACTTTAGTTATTCGTATAAAAACTTTAGAACGCTCAGAACTCCTAAAGGGTGTATCGTCTGTTCCTTTATAATTTTTATACGCCTGTAACCAACGTCTTTCGTCTGTAAAACGTCCTGTTTCTGATTCAATAAACTTTGATTTAATATATCCAACAAGACCCGGAGTATCTTCAGGGTCTACTTCAGTAGCTTCTGGATTATTTTCTTCAGCCATGAAAAGCTAAATTATTTACCAGATTCGTCATATAGTCTGTTATCATCAGCCATAGCAAAAATTTCTTTTTCTCGATTCTGAACTGAACCGGGTACAGAAGCTGCATCAGTAGTCGATTTAAATTCTGTAGCCGCAGCCATAATTTCCTTTTCTAAAGGTTGTCTATAAAGATTTGCATCTGGAAACTCATTCATTTCTCCAGGTTTAGAAACACTTGTCATATACTGATTAGCGTAAGGTTTTCCCAATGGCATTGTATATCTCCTTATCGGGGGTTAAGATTTTAGTATTCTAGGTTTTCTTGCTTTAGAGGCATACACTTTACCTCCTGCTCTTTTCTTAGGACGTAGCACTCTTGCTACATCTTCTCTAACTGTTTTTACTCTATCAGGGTCTTTTCTTGTTCGTTCTGTTTTACTTGGGCCAGCAATTCTTGTTGCTTCTACTAAATCATCTATTTGTCCGGGTTTGTATCTTTTACCTTTATAAGTAACTGTTTGTCCACCAAGACTTCTAGTTAATAAAATATCTCTATCAATCTCTTTTTTTGTTCTTCGTAGTCCAAATAATTTTTGACCAATAATATCTTCTGCAATCGTATCATCAACTGGAACAGGGTATCTATATGCTGATATAACATCTGCATCTTCAGGAGTACGAAAAGGTTTTACTCCTGGTAACACTTGTCTTGGTTTTACTGGAACATCCTCTGTTCCTCTTGTTTCTATTACTCTAGGTTGTCTAGAAGCATATTCTCTTGCTAATCGTGCAACTCTTCTTTGGTCTTCAAAAATATTTCTTCCTGTTTGTTGCATAGTATCTGTTGTTAATCGGCCTATTTCTCCAGCAGGTAAACCTCTTATCCTTGCTCTTGCCCGTGCTGTCATATCATCTAAAACAGGTTCTGTACGAAAGACACCTCTTGCTTCTTCTGCTTGTTTTCTATAACCCATCAGTTCTCTTAAAGCAACAGGATGATTTTCTAATACTTTATTTAAATCTGTTGCTGCTTTTTCTTCTTTTTTATCTCCGCTTAAAAGTGCTATTAAACCAACTACTCCTCCAGCGCCTCCAGTAACCATTGCTGCTCGTTTTGCATCTGTATTAGTAACAAGATTAAGAAGTTGGGGATTTTTAATTTTATTAGCAAGAGATGCTGCTTTGTTTCCTACAGTTTTACTTAATGCTCCTACATTAATAGCATTACGTATATTTTGAAAAAAATTTGTTGTAGTAGCAGCACCAGCTTCTGCTGCTTCTTTTGCCATTTGACTTCGTTGTGCTTCTATTGTCGCTCTATTTAATACTTGTTGTTCTGCTTGTGTTGAAGCTCTAGCAGGATTAGCAGTTACACCTTTTGTATTAAATTGTTTTCTTGTTGGTGCTTTCTTTGCAGTAGATTGAAGAACTTTACGAACAAAAGGACGAGCAGTTTGAGAAATATCGTCTAATTTTTGTATAACAAGCCTATTTGTAGTAGGGTCTTTAACTAACGCCCACAGAGTTCTTCCGCCTTTTACTATACTAGGAACAGTTCTAACGGTTATTCCTAATCCAGCTAGTATTAACGGTAATACCATTTTTTTAATCTCCTAATATCCAAAAACAGCATCGTCTATATGATATATTTGCTGTTGTTTCATTTGTATGTTGTATAGATTTGCACTTGTTTGTCTACTCATCATCATGTATCGCAATGCATCATAAGCATGGTCTTCTGTTTTGGTATCTATATCTTCGCTATTTGTTTTACTAATAGGTAATGTTGGTAATGTTCTCACTAAATTAGTACAGGTACTAAAAACACGTAACCGTGGATTACCATAGTTATCCATCTGTAATCGTCTATGTACTTCAATCTTACCATTAATACGGTCAGAGTTAGCTGGAACCCACCTAACTCCTTTGCGTATCATACTTTCAGCTACGCTCATCCCATGACCAGTTTTATTCCAACAGGATTTATCAAGAATACCAATATACATGGTAGGGTCATCTGCTTCTAGTTGTAAAATTAAATCTGCTAGTTGTTCGCCTGTATGACCTACTTCGTATAATTCTCTATATATCCAAATGTTATTATCCCAGTCTATTGCGCCCCATAATACACATGAGGGAGCTGAGTATCCGTAGTCACAGGCTCGTAAGCGAATCCAGTTGTAGGGAATTTCAACTGGTTCTGTAACATGGACTAATCTGTTGAACTCTTTAAAAGCCGCACCTTCCGCAACATCCCAATCACCAGAGAGTAACCTTTTACGCTCCACTTCCGGCAAAGAGAGAAGCATTGCTTCATAC